TGCAACATTTGGTGTTGTTAAATGTTCAATTACTTTTGAAAATAAAGAAGTTGAAATAAATATGGGAGGATTTACTAAATGACTATAAAAGAAAGAACAGCATTATTACCAGCTCCTACTATTTTACAAGAGACTGCTATTGAAAAGATAATTGAAGAGAATACTACTCTTACAAAAGAGTTGATGAAAGAAAAAAACATTGATTGGGAGCCATGTGAGAGTGACCCTAATATGATGCAAATTGAAGCTTTTTCATATAAAGAATTAGCTCTTAGAAAACTAATCAATAAGCTTATTAAAGCAATGCTTCCACACTTAAGCTCTGGTGATGATTTAGATAACTTTATTTTTGCATTTTATGCAGGAGAAGAAAGACATTTGGGAGAAGAACCAACTGCACCTTATAAGTTCAAAGTAGAAGAGGCTTTAAATGTAGATATTACTATCCCCAAAGGGTTTATTCTTTCTGATGGTGATACAAAAACTGCATATTTAAAAGAAGATTTGATACTTAAAGCAGGAACTTTAAGTGCTATTGGAAAAGTTGAATTAAATGAAAAAATAAAAACAAGTAAAGTTCAAACTACAAATGTTATCTCACCTTACCCCTATTTACTTGAAGTCGAAGCTATGGATGAGTTTAAAGGTGGAAGTAGTAAAGAAAGTGATGAGCAGTTCTTTGAAAGAGCAATCTTGTCTTTGTATAAATACTCAACTGCTGGTGGACAAAAAGCTTATGAGTACTTTGCATATCTTGCTGATGAAAGAGTAAAAGATGTAAAGGTTATATCTTTAGAACCTGTAAAGGTTGATGTAATCATAAAAGCAGATGAAGCAATAGCTGAAACTGTAGCTGCAGTTGATGAAAAACTAAATGGAGATGAAAAAACTCAATGTTTTTGTGATGTTGTAACTGTAAGAGCTGCTACTAAAAAAGTAGTAGTTTTAGAGCCTACAATTTATTTAATAGATATGTTAGCTCAAGCTTCAACTTTACAAGAACTAAAAAATAGTTTGACAAATGAATTTAAAATTGGAGTTGGACTTCCTTATTCAAAAATCATCAAAGCTTTGGAAATACAAAATGTTTATAAAGTAGAACTAGAACCAAATGATTTAGTAGTTGCAAGTGATGAAGTTTTAGAAGTTAGTTTAAATCCAACTTTTGTAAAGGCTGAGTTTTGAATTTAATACCTTTAAATGAATCAAACACTCAAAGAGTAGTAGAAGATATAGGAACTAGAACTTTAGAAAGAATTGATGTATCAAAACTAACAGTTAGTCCACTGACATGTGATGTATCAGTTTTGCCTCATTTAGCAATTGCTTTTGATGTGAGTATTGAAGGTTTAGAAGAACAAGAAGCAAGAGACTATTTACAAAATGCAAGAGAGATTAAAAAGTATATAGGAAGTACTTATGCTGTTAAGAAAGCAGCTGCTTCTATTTTTGGTGATGATATAGAAGTTTTACCTTGGAATAAGTTTGGTGGAGAACCTTGTACTTATAAGTTTTGGATAAATGTAAATGAAAAACCTGTAAATGATGAGAATATAAATAAAACTATTAAGCTAGTTGATATAGCAAAAAGAACAGCAGCTCATCTATCAGGAATAACAGTAAATATGAAAAATAATGGTGCATATAAAACAAATTGCTTTACTACATCTAGTGAGGTTGGGTTTGTATATCCAAAACCACTAGAAGATATAAACTCAAGTTTAAAAAACAATGTAGCAACTACAGTTTATATGATAGAAAAAATAGTAATAAAACCACTAGGAGTTTAGAAGTATGGAATATTTTACACTATTGACAAAAATAGGAGCTGAAAAGATAGCTGCTGCAACAGCGGCTAATACAACTGTAGCTTTAGCTGAAATTGCACTTGGTGATGGAAATGGAACAGTTCCTATGCCTGATGCATCTAAAACAGCTTTAGTAAATGAAGTGTATAGAGCACCTTTAAATGACCTAAGAGTAGATGAAAATAATGCTAACTGGCTAGTAGCTGAAGGTTATGTTCCAAGTGATGAGGGTAACTTTTGGGTTAGAGAAGTAGGGATATTTGATAGTGATGGGGATTTAATCATCATAGGAAACTATTCTGAAACCTTTAAACCTGTAACAGCTGATGGAGTTGCAAAAGACTTGTATATGAAAGTGATAACTGAAGTGTCAAGTGCTGATGCAGTTACTTTGCAAGTAGATCCCTCTGTTGTAATGGCAAGTCAAGATTATGTGAATGAGAGATTAAAAGATAAAGCAGAGAAAACACATGAACATAATTGGAGTGAGATAAAAGAGAAACCGTCAGTATTTCCACCATCTAATCACACTCATGATGATATCAAACAAAGAGTACCAACTGGTTCAATAATCACATTTCCTACAAATACTGTACCAAATGGATTTTTAGAGTGTAATGGAGCAGTTTTATCAAGAACTGCTTTTGCAGATTTATTTAAAATTATTGGAACTACTTATGGAAATACAAATTTGAATAATTTTAGACTACCTGATTTGAGGGGAGAGTTCATAAGAGGTTGGGATCATGGAAGAGGTATTGATAGGGCTAGAACAATAGGAAGTTTTCAATTTGGTACTTTGGTTGCAGCAGAGATGGATAGTGTTGGACAAGTTACGCAAATGGGAGCGGGCAATCAAGGAAGTTATGTTTCAGAGTTTTATGCAGACCGTCCAAATACAGAACAACTAAGTGGCAAATATTTTACACAAACTCCACCAGGACAATCTACTTATTTGGCATCAACTCATCCAAACTATGTTGGTTCAACAAGACCTAGGAATATATCAATGATGTACTGCATTAAATACTAATAAGGAGATATAATGAAAGTATATAACTATAATAAAGAAACAAAAGAGTTTACAACTCAATCAATTGCAACAGCAAACCCACTTGAAAAAGGAAAATATCTTATTCCTGCAAATGCAACCACAAAAGAGCCCTTACCTTATAAAGAAAATTTTGCAGTTTGTTTTAATGAAACTAAAAATGAGTGGGAATATATAGAAGATAACAGAAACAAAACTGTTTATGAAACTTCTACAAAACAAGAGTTAAAAATAGATTACTTAGGAGCTATTAAAGCAGAGCATACTCTTTTAGTTCCTAAAGAATATGACAAGTGGGATGATGCAACTAAGTCTTGGGTTGAAGATATAGAAGCAAAAGAAAAACATGAAGAAGCTCAAGCAAAGCTTCAAAAAGAAAAAGAGCTTAGTGAACTTGTTATTGACCATAACACAGTTTTATACGATGCTCATGGAGAAGCTTTAGGAAATATGGCAACTGTAATAGCTATTGCAAATGCTACTTATAATAGGGCTGTTTCAGTAGGTATCAATGGAACTATTATGGATTTAGTAGATGCATATAACTATGTATATAAAAACCAAACTGTAACTTGGAAAGGTGCTGATAATAAACCTCATACTGTTCAGCTTGAGAGTTTAGTTGAAGCTAGTCAAAAAGCTATGACTGCAAAAGCAGAAATTTTATTTAAATATTAAAAAGGAGAAAAGATGAGTTTAAAAAGAGGTGTTATAACTGAGCGAAAAAGTACTAGTGCTAGACCTATAAGTGTTACATCTACACTTCCACTTGCATTTGTATTTACTTCAAATGTTCATGAGGGGCTTTATTGTTTTGATAGTCCAAAGGATGCTTTAGAGTATTTTAAAGATACTCATACAGATGGAAATCTAATCAAATATATAAAGCTAGGTGTTGATAAGTTTCCTTTAATTGTTCCTACTATTATTTCTATTGCAAATGAAGTTGTAGAAGAAGAGGGAGTAAAAACAGCAGAGGAAGCAGCTGCTGAAACTAAATCAAATATCATCAATGCAATTAATATCTTAAAGGCATCTACTACAAGTAAAAACTTAGCAGATGAAAAAGGCTCTATGATTGGTTATAAAGCTGATATTGTTGGAGTTGCTGATTATGCATCAAATGATGATGATATTAAAAATGCACTTATTG